CCTGGATGACAAGTCAGCAATGGCGATGTTGTCTGGTAAGAGTGTAGGTGGGCAGAGCCTCAAGAAGTTGGAGAAGGCTGGTAAGATCCAGGGATCTGGTGCTTTGATTGAGTCCTTCCAGAAGTTGGAGATGGCAGCTAAGCAATCGAAGCAGGGGGCCTATGGTGCAGCTCAGGCTGCGGAGACTGCCGGCGGGTATGCTGCTTATAAGGCTCAGAAGGCTGGTCTGAGGATAGGAGGTGCCAAGTCCTTCACTCAAGCCTCAACAATGGGTGTTGGAGGGCATCAAGCGGCTATCTTGGCAGCTGGAGGCGAAGAGCAGCTGGAGGCTATGATCGGGATAGAGCGCGCCATCGAGCAACAGAAGAATGACTTGATGGGTGCAATCGATGACCCTGAATCAGACAAGGATCTCATTGATGTACTGAAGAAGATGAAGAAGTTTGACGAGCATGCCTCCAAGGACCAGCAGCGTAAGATGGTTGAGTCCATGTCCGAGGACGAGGTATGGAAGAGCCTAGACCAGAAGAATGCAGAAGCTGGTAAGAGTCAGGCCGATAAAGACGCTGAAGCGATGCGCAAGATGGGTGAGGAGCAGGGTAAGCGAACCCAAGATATGCTCTCTAAGTTAGACCTGATCTTTGACGCCCTGTATAACTACATCTACTCTATTCTGATGGATGTCGATGACATCCTAGGGGCAGGCTTCAAGATCTTCAAGCCTGCTGTCATGGTACTCAAGAAGCAAGCTCTCACCTCCAGTAATAAGGATGTTGTTGGAGCTTGGGGTAAGTCTGACGGTGACATCGCCAAGTATATGGGGGCTCTGGCGTCATCGGATACTGCCAAGCACATCGATTCTTTGCTTCACTCGACCGACCCGAAAGATATGGCAAAAGCCAGTCTGCAGAAGTCGGACATTGCCAATACCTTTGGTATGTCTTCACTAACTGGGGATATTGCAAAGGATCTTGCTGATGCTCTTAAGGCTTCTGGGGTAGGTGGTAGCGATGCTGAGAGGATCTTGTCGGCTCAGAAAGGGGGTGCTGACATTAGAGGTTCAATCGCTGCCGGTGGTTTGACAGACAAGGCTGAAGCAGATCTCTACACGAAGATGGCTCTTTGGTTTACCAATGCCGAAGGTCGAACCAATATTATGGGGGCAGCTGGTGGGATAGCTAGGTCTAACGTCAGTGGAGCTGGTTTCGGTGCTGGAGCATCCCCAACCACAGCCCCTACTGCCCAACAACAGGCCTCAGCCAAGAGTGAAAATCCTGGTACTGGTGGGGCTGCTATTCCTGTTGCAGCTACAACACCAGCAGCTACAACACCAGCAGCTGGGTTCTATTCTCAGGATAGCGCTTCACAGATTCAGCTTCCTGACGAGAAAAAGATGAACGAGGCAGTCCTCAGTCAGGTTGATTTCACTGGTGAGGCAGTCGTTAACAGCCTTCAAGACTTGTGGAAGGCAATGAGGCAGAAGGGCATCAAGCTTGATAAGGTTCAGCTTAAGGGCGAATACCAAGAGGTGATCTACAAGGGGACTCAGCAGGCTCTATTTGAGTACGCCCTTTATACTGCACAGAATCCAGCAGAAACTTTGAAGAAGATGAAGGACTCTGGATTTGGTGGCCTTGGGGATATGGCTGATTCCTTCCAAAAACAGCAAGATCTAGCCAAGAGTCGTAATCAGGATACCCTCGTTGGGCATGCTGCAGGTGGGGTTGTCACTGGAATCAATGGAGGTCTTGCCAACATCAACCCGGCTCCGGGTGAGGGGCTCACCTCGATTGGGCGTGGGGAGCGTATCGTACCTGCCGGTGGTGGGGGAGGTTCTGGGGATATTCACCTCCATGTTGATGGACTTGGTGGGGCAGATCTAGCGAACTACCTCAAGGGCAGGATTGCTCAAGGAGTTCATGAGTACAAGCGCAGGGAGAAGTTTAGCTAATGCCCTACATCCCCTCAGCTAATCAGTCTAACTTCACACCCATCGAACCATTGGGCAAACCAGTCTATGTTCATGGTGCGGATACCCGCAAGCATTTCATCCCCCTAGCTTTCCAAGTAACCAGTCCTTACGATGTCAACAAGGCCCTATTCCCGCATGCACTTGTATCACATGTGAACCCATCGAGTTTTGACGAGACCTTCAACAAGAAGGTCGAGCGTGCTCCGACGCGTGGTGGGTATGTGGAGTGGCATTGGGGTGACGACTTGAGCGAGATCTCTTGTGAGCAGTCTACTGGAGCTTTCATTAACCTCTATACAGGACTCTCTTCTCTGCTGCGTCAGAGGACGATTGCATGGGACCGCTATCGGGATTTGTATGATCTCTACCGAAACAACGCTAGTATGTACCACCCAGATGGGTCCATCGTGCGCCAAGGATGGATACTTCTGATGTATGATCGTGGAACATACGTTGGAACTTTCCGTAACTTCTCGGTAGAGGAGACTGATGATAGCCCATTCGCCTTCAAGCTCTCATGGACCTTCAAGGTTGAGAGGATCATCCATCAGATACCTCAGAACTCTCAAATGGTTCCATTCCGGACTGCGGAGTTCCAATCCAAGAATCGGTCCACCTCAGGGGCTTTGAACCCATCTAGTGGGATCAAGGTATCCCCACCTGGTGGGACTCCAGTAGTTCCCGGGACTCATGGGGACATCATTGACCTAGGTTGAGTGTAATTAATCATGGCCGGCAAAGAACCAAATCCACAGGGCTACTTGGACTTTTGGGGGAACACCCCAACTGATCCTACAAGTGCACAGGGGAAGACCTTTGCTCCCATCAGCACTGGGAACTCTATTGCTAACCCATTACCACCTCAGCTAAAAGGTGGTTCGGATAGGGTCATCAATCAGATAGAGCAGGCGGCTGACTACTACGGGCCGATGTTTTATCAGCTCCTAGGGTTCCACTCCTCGTTGGAGCTAGACAACGATCTAAACACCAATTTCATCCCGATATCCCAGACCAAGTCGAATCCAAAGTTGTTCGTGGTCGGACTCATTCCTCCGACGTCTAACCTCACCGGGCGGGTGCTAGATAGATCGGCTTCAATAGGATCGACTGAGGGGTACCCAGATCAACCAATTGACTTCAGTGGCCCATCCTCCCAATCATTGGGGGCCTTAGGTCCAACTGGGAATGCTCCTGGCGGGATAGTCACAGCTTCAGGGTATAAACTACAACAGGGCTCAGGTTCAGCTTCCAATCTACCAGCTGGGCCTAGTACCACTGTTGGTCCAGATCAAGGTCCTGCAAATTACGCAACCTACTCAGTACCTCAACTCTGGAGGGTCTTATCTCAAGCCTATCGTACCAAGTACCAACGAGAGCCGACTAGTACTGAAATGCAGTTGTACACAGCCCAAGCTCTTAATGAGACCGGTAATTCTTCAGGTACAGGTGCTTCGGTACCAAACAACAACTTTGGTGGAATAGGTAGTTCAAAGACACCCCACACTAAGGGGGCGTCCTTCGAGGCTCATACTTATGCAGGTACTCGGTACTTCACTACCTATCCAGATGCTAACACCGGAGCCGTAGCTTTCATCTCTCGAGTGACTGGTGGAAACCCCAACGTTATGACTTCTGCACAGAGTGGAGATGTGCTCGGGTATACAACCTCACTGGCCCAGACTTCGTACTATGAAGAGTCTGCCTCTCAATACTATCAAGGGGTCAGGTCCAGGGTTGGTCAAGTAGCTAGAGGAATGGCAAAGTCCGGGTTAACACTTGACAAGGGGGCAGATCTACCGGCAAACGCCCCTAAATGTTGTGCCTTCACTGAGACTGGGACTCAATACCTATCCAGAGCTGGTTTTCAGAAAAGTCGGAGGAATCGATTCATTGCTGGGTCACCCTACGGGGCTGATTGTCCTTTGCTCGCGGAGATAGTCCAACCTCAGGATGGATCTAATGGTGACTGGGGAAAGAATGGTTCACCCAATGCGAGTGCGTCTCGAAAGCAAGATAACAAGACTGCCGATAGGGTTGACCTGAACAAGACAGAACTCGGCAAGCAGTACCAGAATGCCCAGAGGGCTGAGATAGCCATGACGGCTCTGGCTCTTGATCGGATGAGAACGACCCCGCCGTTGCGCCTCTTGGTCAACCCTACAAGTCTCAAGATCAGTTCCGAAAAGGTAGTGTCAGATGGAAACTTCACACGAGAAGGTCCCATCATCGAGCACTGGGGTGAACAACAGGACAAGCTCAGTCTTTCAGGTAAGCTTGCAGCCTTCTTTGCTATCGATACCCAACCAAGCGATGATTCTAACAATCTAGGAGGGGGTCCCGGGCTCACGCGTGTGGCTCGTCAGTACTCGGCTAGCTACCAGAACTTCTTGAGTCTGTATCTACTTTACCGCAACAATGGTGGGTTGTATGTCAACACGCTAGCCGACACTATGAAGAACAACCTACTCTCGCGATTGTCCCTTCTAGGATCGATCTACATCTACTATGACAACACGTTGTACATAGGGTCTTTCGACAGCTTCAACATCACCGAAGCTGATACGACTCCGTACTCATTGGAGTACAGCATCGAGTTCACCGTGCGCGCGACCTTCATCTTAGATAGCCCGACTGAATATGATTACAACGTACAGGCTATGTTTAACGGTGGGTTCGGCACTCCTACTGTCACGAATTCTCAACTAGTGTCTAACTTAGGTGGTGGGGATGTATCTCTTCCACCTGGGCTGAGAAGGGCCTAACCATGTCTCGCGGACCATTTCAAGGTAATTACCAACCAAACGTGAGGCCAACGATAGCTATCGCGCCAGACGCCATGGTGTTTATTAATGGTGAGACTGACCTCATTGGCTGCCCTAGCTGCAAGAGGAAGTTTGATCTAGGCAAGTATATCACAAGTATTCAAGTGAATCTGGACATTGATAGTGTTCCTGGTAGTGCCAGCATCAGTCTGAGTGTTCCACGTCACACGATAGATGACTTCTATTTCAACGGGAACCCTGTCATCACTACGATGATGGAGGTCGAGATCTATTCTAAGGGTTATTACACACTCGAGGGACTTCCTCAATACTACCCATTGTTTTGGGGTATAGTTACTGAAGTTGGAAGCAGCTTCTCCGGCGGAGAGCATACAGTAACCATTCAGTGTGCTGATATTCTGAAGTGGTGGGAGCTCTGCAGGATGAATATCAACCCTGCGTTTACCGGAGCCAGCCCTCAGCTCGGTCGCTCTACTTTTGGCAATACTCTTTACGGAACTAACGTTTATGATACAATTTTCTCACTGTCGAATATGGCTTTTGGTGATGCCATTGTCGCTACTGGGTCTCTCACAAGCCTGATCAAAGAGCAAGCTCAGAAGGAGACTTTTCGGACTGCCATGGGTGACATCATGCAGTACTGGGAGAGTCGATTCACCAAGATACGCTCTAACCTACTACTCTATGGGGTTAATGGGATTGCTATTCGAGGTGACTCGGTAGCTCATGCTTACAAGTCTGGAAAAGCTACCCCAGGCCAGCAGACGATAGCAAATGCAGTTAGAAATGCAAATGGCGGTGCTGCAGCAGCTCAATTGATCTTCGACCCGGCCGACCCGGGGGTTACCGCATTCCGAACTCAGATGCCTCAAGCGGGTGAGGTTAACTTCTGGCAGTCGGAGTATCAGACAAAGCTAGAAATTGCTAACGCATGTAAGGAGGCTGTAGGGTTCGAGTTCTATATGGATGTCACTGGGGACATTGTATTCAAGCCACCGTTTTTCAACTTGGACATCATATCCAATAAGCCCATCTCTTGGATTCAGGACATTGACATCCTCGACTGGGACTTCACAGACTCTGAGTCTGAGGTTGTAACACAGCTGACTATCGAAGGAAACTTCGGAGGCAACGTCGATTATGGGTTTGGGTCGGAGGTATCTCCCTTCACGAGCGTCACCGACTACCATCTTTTGAGAAAATATGGTTGGAGATCCCACACGTATCCATCAGAGTTCCTTGGGGATACAATGAGAATGTTCTATCACGGCCTAGACATTCTCGATAGAATTAACTGCAAGCGCAATCAAGCCACCATCACGATCCCCCATCGTCCCGAGTTGCGCTTGGGCTTTCCAATCTATCTGGCTCCTCTAGATGAGATTTGGTACATTAGGGGTATAAACCACAATATCCAGTTTGGGGGTAGGACTACGACACAGCTATCACTAACGGCTCGTAGACAGAAGTTCATTGCTCCCAAGGGAATCTCGACTTTGAACACGGGGGCCTTTAAGTCTAAGGCACCTTCCAATCAAAACTCGAAGATTGTCAATACTCAAACTGATGCCACGATTGCCCCCCTTACCACTCGTCAGTTGGCTCAGACATCGTTCAAGTTGGATCTTGGGGATGCCGCTACGCTGCCGCCCATCAACGTAGACCCAGATGATCCGAAGACCTTGGACCCGTATCAGCCTCTGATTCTTCGTCACCCGAAGACGGGTAAGGTTGTAGGCTACCCCAATGTGGTCATGGTCTATTCAAGGCCTTATGACCCAAGTTCAGCCTATGACTCGATCGCTGGCCAGAAGAAACCAGGAGCTAATACTGTTGTAAGCAAGGATAACAAGGCCAAGATCAAGCAACGACAGACTGTCCAAGAAGAGGTCGATAAGGTTCGGTTAGCTCCGGACAACTTCGTAAACCTCCAGAACAAGTACTCTCACAATAGGTATTCCTATGGGTTGAACTCTGCTGGTGTTTACGTTTACGCACATGACGTTGACAAGTCCATCACTCAGTTCGCTTTGATGCCTTCGAAGAATATCGCGGTTACAAAGGACGGCGCAGCCTCTAACTCAACTTTTACGAACAGCGATATCAAACTCAACAACCCCAACACTATGGTTCGTCCTGTATCGGATGAACGAGGGTTTGAGGTGATTGGTCACTTTAGGTACGGGCGCGGGGTGTCCATGCGCGATGGCTCCCTGATTTACAGTGATGGGAAGTCCAATACCTCTGTTCAAGTTGGGGTTCAGCTCGCACTTGCGGGTGACCTTCTATCCACTCTCAATGCCCAGTCTCAAGGGATCACAGCAGTCACAACCGCATACGCTAACCCAGCACTTACGGTAGCTACCCTCACACCTGATGATGTTCAAACGGCTGCAGCTCTGGTTACTGGAGAGGATGGGCTGAAGAAACCTCAGTTTGTGTCGACGGCTAACAACTTTGTCGATGTTGCTCCTCTCGGGTCGCCAGAGGATAAGGGTGTATCGACAAGCGTAGAGGCCTCTACGCTCTCACGCGCCTTAACCTTGGCTGAGATGACTATTCGGGCCGATCTAGTTCCAGGAGACGCTCGATGCAGTTGCCAGTCTGGTAGTGACGACTTGGCTTTCATCAACGTTGGTTACCAAGTGAGTACTATTACTGCCTCGTCATCTGCAGCAGGGGAGTCTGTCCAAGGTAGCAATGTTAGTGGGGGTACAACCTCATTCTCGCTTCTGTCTGAGGAGGACCTTACCAAGCCGTTGTCTCCGGTTGGTAAATCTAGTGATGTAATTCAGAGAGTAGAGCAGTACTTGTCCACTCTCTATAAGGCACTGGATACTCCACACCAGCAGCTGGAAAATGCTCTGCGAGGGGACCCATCAGGGTTAGAACCAGACATCAGAAAGCAGCCAGATCTATTCACCACATCGGCTCAAGACCAAGAGTTCGGTAACTTTTCACCCCCGTTCTCTTCTCCCAACCGCGCGGCTTTGGGTGACCCTGTAGCTACAGCTCAACAAGCGGTTTCCTCAAGAAGTAACTTAACCCAATCATTCTCAGACTTCGGAGCCAACTTACAGAAGAACCAGAAGAGGGCTCAGCTATCCCAGGAGATAGCCAACCTAAAAGCAGACAACGGTAGCCCTCAAGCGATAGCTAATTTGCAGGCCCAACTAGACCAGCTCGGGTAATCATGCACAACGGTCCAAATATCCCATACGGCAAGGTTCCGAATAGCGACTTTGCCAGCAATGATAACCCATTCGCAACTTTGAAGGTTGGCATCATCACGAGAGTTGATGAGCTTAACCTCAAGGCTGACGTGAAGATCATCACAGGGTCTGGGAATCGCTATGAGTTGGACTTGATCCAACCTTTGGCAGGCCCTCGTAGTTTTCTTGGCGGT